AGCACCGTTTACTTTTAAAACCTGTCCTGCAGAACCTATAGATAAAGAAGCCCCTAAACCACCATGTGTTAAAGGTACAAATTCGCCTGATTGATATTCTGCTAATCCTGTTACGTTTGATCCCGAAAAGGTTGCTCGTACTGGTACTTTAGATGTCATTTATTATATCTCCGAAATCTCAGGCATATGACCTGGTCTAACCGTTGTTACTGCTGTGCCACTTGCATTTGTAAAAGGCAAATAATATGATTGTGTGACAACGTGGTCTAAAAAACCATTAATAGTTGTCATGTCTTTGTTGTTAACCATAGCAACAGCAACTGCTGTGCCATCAGTTTTAACAAAAGGAACTTTTTTTGCGAAGTTATGATAGTAGTCGTTAACCCATGCACTACCATTATAAACAAGAAATTGTGAATCAACCGAAGATGTAATAGTTACATCATTTAAAGCAGATAAAGAACTTGAACTTGCACCACCTATTTCTTTGATAGTACCACTATCATTGATATAGAATTTTTGAGCAGAGGTATCAATCGCAACCTCACGTGACTCAATATTACTTGTAGTCGGTGTACTTGTACCTGTTTTAAGCTTTATAACCGTCATTATATCTCTCTATATAACGTTAGTAAGTTCCGCCGTCAATGTCGCCGTATGTTATATTACTACCGTTTGATTGTAAAATTTTACCACTTGCACCTAAAGATAATTTAGCAAGAGTGTTTGATCCACTTGCATGTAAAATATCACCAGTAGTGTAAGATGATTGTCCTGTACCACCATATACTTCATCAATTACCGTACCATTCCATGTACCAGTTGTAATTGTTCCCAATGTAGTGATTGATGTTTGACCAGGATAAGTTGTTTTAATTTGTAATTCATCACTTGATACTTCAATAGTAGTGTCATCTACAGCAACGTTTAATGTGTTACCTGATTTAGTTAAAGCTGCACCAGCAGATATTTGACCAGCACCAGAGAATTGTTCAACCGTTATGTCAGTTGTTCCTAATGTCGGAGTACCATTGTGTGTAAATACGTAACCATTGTCAGCATTTGCAGTACCTTGTTCAACGAATACGAAAGCACCACCAGTTATTTCAGCAGCTGCGTCAGCGTCTGGTGTTCTTGTTAATACGTAAGCAGCAGAACCAGAACCAACGGTTGTAACTAAATATAAACCATTTTCAGTTGCGTCTGTTTGATTTTTTAATAAGATTCTATCACTTGCAGATGGTGTAACGCCGTCTATAGATATTGCACCGTTTGATCCTGCAGTAATTGTACCAGCACCGTTATTGTATGTACCAGCAACGTTTGCTGTTGAAGCTAATTTAACAGAAGCTTTTACATCTAAACCATTTGCAACACTATCAACATATGCTTTTGTAGCAGCGTCTTGTGCTGAAGATGGATCAGTTACGTTTGTTATTCTACTTGAATTAACATCAACCGTACCAGAACCTTTAGGGTCAAGTATTAAGTTAATGTTTGTATCGTCACCAGCAGATCCTATTTTAACACCATCACCTGTAGCAGAGTTTGTAACTTCAATTGAGTTAACAGCATTTGCAGTTTGTTGAAATAGTATTTGTTCATTACCACTTGCGTCAGCGATAAAACCATCGTCAGCAATTCTAGGTGTAGTTAATGTAGGACTTGTTAGTGTTTTATTTGTTAATGTTTCTGTTCCTGTTTTTGTAACAACAGATGAGTCTATTGCAACCGTTAATGTGTTACCAGAACCAGATGTATCAATACCAGTTCCTCCAGCGATTGTAAGTGTTTCAGAATCTAAATCTATGTTTAATGCACCACCCGAGTCGCCTTGGAAGTCTAAATCTTGTGCCGTTACTTGTGAGTCAACATATGCTTTGATTGATTGTTGAGTTGCAAGTGCTGTAGCACTATTACTTGACATATTGTCTTCATCAGCAATAGCAGTAATACCATCTAATAAATTTAATTCAGTTGATGTTGCAGTTAAGGCAACGTCTTCATTTAATTTAGGAGATGTTAGAGTTTTGTTTGTAAATGTTTGTGTACCTGCTAATGTAGCAACCGTACTATCAATAGCAAAAGTTAATTCGTTATCAGCAACGGTTGTGTCAATACCAGTACCACCAGTAAACGTTAAAGTTTGACCTGTAGTAAATGTATCGTTTGAACCACTATCAGCAGCAAGTGTAAAGTTACTTGAAGCTGGGGCAGCAAATGATAGGTTACCAGAACCGTCTGTAGTTAATAAGTGACCAGAAGAACCATCTGTACCAGGTAATGTAAACGTTAAACTACTTGCAACACTATTGGGAGCTTTTAATGCTACGAAGTGGGCACCATTATTAGTACCTTCGTTTAATTTTATTGAACCACCTGTTGTGGCATTATTACCTATTAGTAATTCGTCTATTGCTTTGTTTGAGTCTACTATTAGACCAGATGAAGCAGTTAATGTACCATGTGCATGGTCCATCAATTGAGTATAGTATTGTCCACCTATCTGAATTGCAGCGTTTGAAGTAGAGGAAGGATCACCTATGAATAATCGTAAACCATTACCACCAGCACCTGTACTTGCAGCTGATGTATCGTAAACGTAGGCTAGTTCCCCTTGGTTAAGACCCGAGGGTGCCGAAGCACCAGTGGTTCGTTTAATCTTTATAATTGTTGCCATTTTTTCTCCCTATTAAAATGTGCCACCGTTTAATACTAAATTACCACTTTCAGTTTTTATTTCAGTTCTCGTTATAAATTTTTTTGTTGTATCATCATATTGAATCATTGCTCCATCGTCAAGTGTTGAAGCGTTTACGTCACTTAATCCAGTAAGTTTATTTACGTTACTTTGAAGTTGAGCGACAGATGGTGAAGTAACAGAAACGTTATTCGGTCCTGTTGAATTACTATTAATTGTAGCAGTTGTATTAGTACCTGTACTATACGTAGCTGTAATATCGTTTGACATTGTTACCTGTTATTATTGTTTTATTACAATATTTATAATAATAAGGTACTAAATCAATCTACAATTATATAATCAACTACGATTTTGCGTCTGTTTTAGGTTCTTCTTTTTTTAAGTCAATACCTAAATCTTTTGCAATAACAGCGTCATAGTGAGCCTGAAGAATTGCAACCTTTTCTAACTCTAAAGAGAGTTTTACTTTAGTTGCTTGTAAATCTTGTCTTACAATAATACTATTAAAACACTTCGGTGACAAGTCACTTTTCTTGTATTCTTTACCGTCTATTGTAAAAGATGTTTCTGCTGGCGCAGTTGCTGGTGCAGTTGTTGAATTTAAATTTTCACTACTCATTTTGTATTCTCCTTATTATACATTAGGTCTAATAGTCATTAGACCCTCAATTACTCTTGTTACGGTACCTGAAGAATCTGTTATGTCTAAATCAAACACATATCTTGCAGGTGCCTCTAAAGCGGCAGTTTGCGTTGCAGTTAGTGACATAGTGACACCACCTGTCGTTCTATCTGCTGTAAATTCTATTGTTAAGTCTGTACGTGTTCTTGTACTTGCATATCCCAAAGCCATCTTTGCAGTTGCCGTATAACCAGTTAAATCTAACGGACTTCCCGTACTATCTTTAACAGTTACAGTTGAACTGAAAGTTGTTCCTTGATCTATCGTAAAATTTGCTACAGCTGCCATAGTACTATTTATACCGATTATATATAGACTATTGACAAATTCGCAAAAACCTGTTATTATTTAGTATGAAAATAATTATATTTTTATTGATAATTCTGTTGAATACAATGACTTATTCCCATGCTTCTAAATGTAGTTGGGACAATGATATACCTTGTGTTGTAATTAAGCCATCTATCAACAATTCAAACGCATTAGGTGATAAAATTACACCTACTACGGTCATAACAAAGAGTGAAATAGAAAAGTATAAACTTATTGATCTACCTAAAGTTTTAAATTTTGTTTCTAGTTTAGATGTAACACAATCAGGTCCTACAGGTCAACAATCGTCTGTATTTTTTAGAGGTACAAACTCTAATCACGCTTTAGTTTTATTGAACGGTATACCTATAAATGACTTCTCTACACCTACAGGTCAATTTGATGTAGG